ATCCTCTCTCCAAAACAGTCCAAGACGATGCAAGACAGTCCATTTACGCTCAGACCTGATCCGAATCAATGACAGAAAAACCCAAAAAGAAACAGGCGCTACGAGGGGCAACGAAACCGAGGCTTCAAAGCGTGCCTCTCAAAGGCAAATCTAAAATTGATGATGTCAAACAGCTCTGCGAGATTATTAAGATGCCTTTATTGCCGTGGCAGGAATATGTGCTCAAAGATATGCTCACTGTGGACACAAAAGGTAAATGGATTCGTAAAACAAATCTGCTATTGATTGCGCGACAGAATGGCAAGACTCATTTAGCGCGTATGCTCATTTTGGCTCATTTAATCAAGTGGGAAACCAATGTCTTGATCATGTCCTCTAATCGAAGCATGGCTCTGGACACATTCAGACAAGTTACAGACATCCTAGAAAACAATGACCATCTCAAAGGCTTTGTTAAACAAATCCGCTATGCAAATGGCACTGAGTCAATCGAGATGCTTAACGGCACACGATTAGATGTTGTAGCAGCAACCAGAGACGGTTCACGCGGTAGATCCGTTAATGGATTGTTATTTATTGATGAAGTTCGAGAGATTAGCGAAGAAGGATTTAGAGCTGCGACTCCAGTAACCAGAGCGCACCCTAATTCACACACATTACTGTGCAGTAACGCTGGCGATGCCTTTAGCACAGTGCTCAATGATCTACGAGAGCGCGCTATCTCCTATCCGCCTAAGTCTTTTGGTTTCTATGAGTACTCAGCTCCCCAATACTGCAAGATAGAAGATCGCAACGCATGGGCTATGGCTAATCCGTCTTTAGGTTACACAATTACAGAAGAAGCTATTGAAGAAGCGATTGCGACATCTCCTATTGAAAATACTCGCACAGAAACGCTTTGCCAGTGGATTGACAGCCTTTCAAGTCCGTGGCCGCATGGGGTTTTGGAAGAAACATCGGATAGCACATTAGAAATGACTGCTGGGGCTTATACTGTATTCGGTTTCGATGTCAGTCCGTCTCGGCGCAATGGATCATTGGTCGCAGGACAAATTTTGCCAGATGGGCGGATTGGCATTGGGATCTTAGAGACTTACAGCTCTCAAGTAGCCATTGACGAATTAAAGATGGCTGCAAGCATTAAAGGATGGGCTGACATCTATAAGCCTCGTCTAGTTTGTTTCGATAAATACGCTACACAGACTATTGCAGACAGACTTGCTCAAAGTGGTGTAATGGTCGAGGATGTATCGGGTCAGCAGTTCTATAAGGCCTGCGGTGACTTATTAGAAGGTTTGGTCAATCATCGAGTAGTCCACAATGGCCAGTCTGAGTTGATTCAACAGATGAATAACTGTGCAGCTAAAGTCAATGACTCTGCGTGGCGCATTATTAAACGCAAGTCTGCTGGAGACATTTCAGCACCTATCGGCTTGGCAATGGTTGTATCGAAGTTAATGTTGCCTCAACCTAAACCGCAAATTTATACTTAGACACACCCATATTGTTTGTCTAATTACTTGACAAATGGTATCCTTTATGTCTATGGGTATCTTTAGTAGATCAGAAGCTCCTAAAAAGGCTAACTCGCTTCTTGCGCAATACGCACCAACTATTATGGGAGAGAATCTAAACTCTCTCTATAACTACATCCTGCCACGAGTTAATCGCAATGAGGCGATGTCTGTACCTTCGGTCGCTAGATGCAGAAACCTTTTAAGCTCTGTCGTTGCTGATCTCCCAATGAATTTATATCGCAATTCAACTGGCGAAGAACTAGGTAATCCTCTCTGGGTAGATCAACCAGCAATCAATCAACCTCGTTCTGTAACAATGGCGTGGACTGTAGATTCTTTGCTTATGTATGGCGTTGCTTACTGGCAAGTTACAGAAGTCTATGCAGAAGATGGCCGACCATCTCGCTTCCAGTGGATTCCGAATGTTAAAGTAACATTTGAAACTGATTTATACGGTACGACTGTCACTCAGTATTACATTGATGCAGTTGCAGTGCCTATGTCTGGTCTCGGCAGTATTGTAACATTTCAAGCATTTGATGAAGGCATCCTTGAAAGAGGAAGTGAAACTATCCGCGCCGCGATTGATCTGCGCAAAGCAGCTGTTATAGCGGCATCTACTCCAATGCCTTCAGGCGTTATTAAAAACAATGGTGCAGATTTAGATCCTAAAGAAATTCAAGGATTGTTAGCAGCATGGAAGAACGCTAGACAAAATCGTGCAACTGCTTACTTAACTTCTACTTTGGAATACACTCCATCATCCTTTTCACCTAAAGACATGATGTACGATACCGCGCAACAGTTCCTTAGTACCGAAATTGCCAGATTATGCAACATCCCTGCATACCTATTGTCAGCAGAGATGAACAACTCAATGACCTATGCAAATGTATTAGATGAGCGCAAGCAATTTTTCTCATTCAGTGTTGCGCCTTATGTAAATGCGATTTCTCACAGACTCAGCATGGATGATATTACCGCCAGAGGAAATTCTGTGCGCTTTGATGTCGATTCATCTTTCCTAAAGACTGATCCAATGGAAAGACTGCTAGTGCTTGAGAAGATGCTATCTCTAGGCCTAATCACACTTGAGCAGGCTATGGAAATGGAAGATTTAACACCAAACGGAAGTGAAGGAATCTAATGACAAACATCCTTACATTCTCTGCTGAATTAACTGCCAATGTAGAAGAACGCACAATCTCAGGCAAGATAGTTCCAGCAGGTACAGGCGAAATCGGTAACACATCGGCTGGCCGAGTGGTCTTTGAGAAGGGTGCTATTGCACTTCCAGAAGATCCTAAAACAATCAAATTACTTAATCAGCACGACATGAGACAACCTTTAGGAAAAGCAACAAGTTTTTCAGAAGATTCTCAAGGAAACATTTTTGGTAGCTTTAAAATTAGCCGTAGCAACAGAGGCACTGAGGCTTTAATACTTGCTGAGGAAGGGTTACAGAGTGGCCTTAGCGTAGGGGTTGAAGTTATTAAATCAAAGAACAAGAGCGGCGTGATGTATGTATCCGCTGCTAAATTGTTTGAAGTTTCATTAGTTACAGAGCCAGCTTTTAAGTCTGCTCAAGTAATTGATGTAGCAGCTGAATCAGATGTAGAAGCTGCAACAAGCACAAAAGAAAAAACCACAACAATCAATACGACAATCGTTGAGATTGAAACCGAAACAGAAACCGAAAGCGAGACAGCTGTGGAAAATACTCCAGAGACAGTTGCAGCACCAGCAGTAGAAGCAGCAGCGGTTGAAGCTGCTCGCCCTGTGGTAACAGCAACTACATTCGTGCGTGAGCGCGTAGCACCAATTACATCAGCACAATACCTAGAAGCAAACATCAAGGCAGCACTTGGTGATGATGAAGCTCGCCGCGTAGTTCGCGCAGCAGATGATTCAACATCAACAAATACTGGTCTTACACTTGCACCACACCTAGACACATTCATTACTGACACATTTACTGGCCGTCCAGCATTTGAAGCAGCAACACGATCAGCTCTTTTGCCAAGTGGGATGAGCTTCACTGTGCCTCGCCTTTATACCAATGCGAGCACTCCAGATGTTGCACCAACAACAGCTGACACAAACGAAGGTGCAGCACCATCTGAAACAGGCATGACTTCAAGCTATGACACAATCGATATTAACAAGTTCAGTGCGCTAAACCGTGTGAGCTTCGAACTCATCGACCGCAGCCAGCCTGCATTTATGGAACTTTTGATGGCTGAGCTCAGAAAATCTTACGAGAAGGCAACAGATGCAGCACTTCTAGCTGCTTATGTAGCATCTGGTACAACAGCAGCAACTACAGCAGCAACAGCAGCTGGATTGCAATCATTCATTTCTGTAGAAGGCGCAGCAGCTTACAAGGGTACAGGCGGAGACTTTGCTAACAAGCTAGTTGCCTCTACCGATGCTTGGGCAGCCATTGCAGGATTCGCGGATACAACTGGCCGCGCATTGTACTCAGCTCAAGGCGCAACACAAAACGCATCAGGTTCAGCAGTAGCTTCATCTGTTCGCGGAAATGTTCTTGGAACTGACCTCATTGTAGATCACAACATCTCAACATCTGGTGTAGTCGATAACTCAATGTTCTTGGTTGCTCCATCATCTGTTTATGTCTGGGAATCACCACAGACACAACTTCGCGTAAATGTTCTAACATCAGGCGAAATCGAAATCAACCTTTACGGATACCTAGCAATTTACCTTGCTAAGTCAGGTAAGGGTGTTCGCAAGTTCAACCTAACTTAATAAATAGGTAACTAAGTCGCTCTCAGGGGTAGTAGCCCTCTACCCCTGAGAGTCTTTAGAAAGGATCATCATGGCATTAACGACTGTCGCGGAACTTCGCAGCACACTTGGGGTGGGAACGCTCTATCAAGATTCTGTATTGGAATCCGTGTGCGATGCTGCTGATGCAGTCCTTTTGCCTATGCTCTGGACTAACACAACATACAACATTGCACATAGCAACACAGCAACCACAGGCACACTTTACTTTCAAGACAAAGTAGAAAAAGTTTTTTATGTAGGTCAGACAGTAGTTATTAGTGGCAACGGATCTAAGCACAATGGATCAAAGACTCTCACTGGAGTAGGCGATTACAACATCACTTACAACATTACTGGAAACAATAACACTCCAGCAGTAGAGCATCCAGTACAACCTTTTGGTGTAGTCACAGCAGATACTTATGTGGACTGGACTTTAGATCAAGCAGTTCAAAACGCAGCTTTGATGATCGCTGTTGAAATCTGGCAAGCAAGAACCGCGACTCTTAGCGGCTCAAATGCAGTTGATTTCCAGCCCTCACCTTACCGAATGAGTGCGCAGCTCCTCGCTAAGGTCAGAGGATTGATAGCTCACGCGCTTGCACCAACTTCAATGGTGGGCTAAATGCCAGTTCCAATTACCACCCTTAGAACTACTTTAGCCACCGCTTTAGTAGATAATACAAAGTATCAAGTTTTTGCTTTTCCACCAAGCACAATCCTTGCCAATTCAGTAATCGTCAGTCCTGCCGATGAATACATTGTTCCAACAAACAACCAGCACATAGGCATTAGTCCTATGGCTAACTTTCGTCTGATTATTACAACCGCTTTATTCGATAACGAAGGCAACTTGAATGGCATAGAAGATTTCGTTTGTGCCGTGTTTAAGAAGCTATCACAATCATCTTTGACATATAATGTAGGCGCGGTAAGCGCACCAAGTATTCTCAATGTTGCCAGTGGGGAACTGCTCAGCTGCGAGATGTCCGTATCCATTTTAACAAGTTGGGAATAACCATGTCCGATTGGGAAAAAGAGAACGAAGCCTTTCTGATTAAAATCGGACAGGTTGCACCATCAGCATCAAAGCCAGCATCTACTAAGAAAGACGAGGAATAAAAATTGGCCGTATTCTTAAATAACAATGTCGGGGTCAAAATTAACTCCGTTGATCTTTCCGACCATGTAACAGCAGTAACAATTAACCGAGTATTTGATGAACTTGAGGTGACCGCGATGGGTGACTCATCTCACAAATTTGTAAAAGGTTTGGAATCATCAACTGTAACTATTGACTTCCTAAACGACACAGCTTCTGCAAGCGTATTGCAAACACTTCAAGCTGCATGGGGTACAACAGTCACAGCTGTATTCCTACAAACAAAGGGAACAGCAGTCTCTGCAACAAACCCTTTATATACCGTCAGTTTGCTCATCAACAATACAACCGATATTTCGGGAGATGTCGCAAGCATCGGTATGCAATCGATTACATTTACTGCTAATTCAACAGTTGCAGTAGCAACAACAGGTACTTTCTAAACAACTAACAAAGGGGCAAATCATGGCAAGACTGAAGATCGTTCGTGTAGATGGAAGCGTATTAGAAGGCGAAATTACTCCAGCAGTGGAGTACGCATTTGAACAATATGCTAAAAAGGGTTTCCATCAAGCTTTTCGCTTGGATGAGAAGCAGTCAGATGTCTATTGGTTGAGTTGGGAAATTACTCGCAGGTCAGGTGAAACTGTAAAACCTTTTGGGATTGAGTTTATCGAAACACTTAAGAGTGTTGAGGTTTTAGACTCAGACCCTTTAGCATAAAGCGAGATCTGCCATTCACCTACCTAATAGCTCGTCTTAGTATTAGGTTGCAGATCCCGCCACAAAATTTATTAGAGTTAGACAGAGTAATGCTAGAGGCACTACTGCAAGGTCTAAAAGACGAAGCGAAGGAGATCAAAGATGCCAACAGAAGTCGTGGGCGCGGTCGGACTTCGTAGGGCTTTGGCTAATTACGCTCCAGACTTGGCTAAAGAATTAACCAAAGAACTTGGCAAAATTCTCAAGCCAGTAGTTGCAGAAGCTCGTTCATTTGTGCCGCCTTCATCTCCTATGAGTGGATGGCAACCTAGAGCATTTTCTGAAGCAAGATTTCCGATGTATGACTCAAGCGTAATTCGCAGAGGCATTATCTACAAAACTACACCTTCTCAACCTAATCGCAATGGCTTTGTCAATACAATCAGAATCCAGAACAAAAGCATGATTGGTGCTATCTATGAGACTGCTGGCCGAAAGAACGGTCAAGGTCAAAATTGGGTAGGCCCTAAAGCTGGTGGTTCAAGCAAGGGTGTATCTCGATCCGTGAATCGCTATGCTGGCAATCAGTTTATTTCTAATCTTGGTCAGCTCTATGGCCCTAACAAAAAGGGAGACCATCGCATGATGGGTCGTTTAATCTTTAGAGCGTGGGCTAAGACTCAGGGTAAAGCTAACGCTTCTGTGTTTAAGGCTATTGAAAATACAACTGCTCAATTCAATAAGAGAACAGAAATAGTAGATTTGAGGAGAGCCGCATGAGCAATGTAGCCATTAACATTGCGGCGGAGTTCACAGGCAAGAAGGCTTTTAAGCAAGCCGAAACAGCAACACAGAAACTAACTGGCAATGTCAAAAAGTTAGCTGCTGCAACAGGTATTGCTTTTGGTGCAAATGCCATCCTTGCTTACAGCAAGGCATCAGTAAAGGCTTTTGCTGAAGATGAGGCAGCAGCCCTAAGACTTACCAGAGCTGTAGAAAATCTAGGCATTGGTTTTGCTAATCCTCAAATTGCTGAGTACATAGCCAATCTTGAGAAGTCTGCTGCTATTGCAGATGATATTCTTCGTCCAGCGTTTCAGCGCCTATTGACCACCACAGGCTCATTGGCTCAGTCTCAAAAACTTCTCAATGATGCAATTACTATCAGTCGCGCATCTGGCATTGATCTTGCTACAGTCACAGAAGATTTAGGTAAAGGCTATGTTGGAATTACTCGCGGTTTAGTAAAATACAACACAGGCTTGACTCAGGCAGAATTAAAAACTAAATCATTCTCAGACATTTTAGGCATTATACTTAATCGATCAGCAGGCGCGGCAGAAGATTACTTAACTACTACTTCCTACAAAATGGAAGTCTTAGGCATAGCCACAGGCAACGCATCAGAGATTATTGGCGAAGGTTTAATTGATGCTCTAGCTCGTCTTGGTGGCGGCACAGAAGCCAGCGATGCAGCCAAAGCCATTGAGACATTAGCAAAGGCTTTTAACTTTGTGACACTATCTATAGGCACAGCAGGTGGCGGATTAACTAGCGTATTAAGAAATCTAAAGAACCTACCTAAGAATATCTTTGAAGGTTTTGTAGGAAAGCAAACTGGTATCAATCCACCAGCTGCAAGTAAGCCTACACCTACGCTAACTCTCAGCGAAAAGAAGCAACAGCAAGCATTAGCAGCTTTAGAAGCAGCGGCAATCAAACGACAGAAAGAATTAAACGCTCTTAAGAATAAGCAATTAGATACACAAAAGAAACTAGCTGCTGACAAATTAAAGCAGGCCGCTTTAGATAAAGCTGCTTTAGTTCTTGCTCAAGGCAAAAAAGTATTTGATGAAGAAGGCATCCAGTTAGCTGCTGCTGCTCAAGGCAAACTGACAGAAGAAGAACGAGTCAGAATTGCCTTAAAGAAAGACATCTATGATCTAGAAGCAGCAATCAATGAAGAAAACCTAAGTGCTGCCGCTCGCCTTTCTAGCAGCCTAGTTGCCAATGCTCAGAAGTTATCAGCGCTTCGAGGAGACATGATCAACTTAGGTAATGTGCCTAATCCATTCACGGAATGGTTATCAACGCTTCAGCAGATGGCCGCTGAATTCGCCAAACTTGCTCAACTTGCTAATGTTCCACCAACACCAACACCAATGAGCAGATATACTGCCGCTGATGTTAATACCGAATCTATTGCTGCTGCCTCTTTAGCGCAGGGATTAAACGCTGGACTTGCATTGCCTCAAGCTCTCTCTGGTGCTCGTTATGCCGCACAGGGAGCAGCCAATTACATTGTCAGCGTGAATGTTGGTGGATCAGTTACAACAGAGCGCGATCTAGTTAATGCCATTACTCAAGGTATTTACAATAATCAATCTTCTGGAATCCCAATTACCTTCTCGACAAGTTACAAATAATGGCACTACCAGCAACTCCTATCGTTAAAATTAACCTAACTGGCGGTGCTTCCTTCGGGGAACCCTTCGTGTTGGGATCTAGCCGTCTAGGTTTTGCTGAACTTGCTTCTGGCTCTACAGTCATTGTAGATGTATCTAATCAAGTGTCTAAGATTGATACTCGCAAAGAGCGCAATTTATTTCAAGACCAGTATTTATCAGGTACAGCCACAGTTCGCATCATTGACGAAACAGGCGCGTGGAATCCACAGAATGTTTCGAGCCCTTACTATCCAAACCTAGTACCTTTACGCTCTATTCAAATCTCAGCTGATTACGGTGGCACAAATTATGGAATCTTCAAAGGTTATATTACGGAATATCTTTACACATATCCGCGAGATCAAGAAATTGGATATGTTGATTTAATCTGCTCGGATGGGTTCAAACTTTTGTTTAACTCCAATGTCACAACTGTTACAGGACAGGCAGCAGGACAAGACACAGGAACACGCATTGACAAGATTCTCAACACAGTGGGCTGGCCTTTAAGCCAGAGATCAATTCAGACAGGCAATACAACCTGTGTAGCTGATCCTGCAACAGTGCGCACAGGCCTTGCGGCTATTCAAACCGCAGAGTTCACAGAACAAGGCGCTTTCTATGTGGACAAGTCTGGCAACGCTGTGTTCAAAAACCGTCAGTTTGTTTATGATGCTCAGGCCGTAGCACCTACTAAATTCTCTAATGCCACAGGATCTTCAGACATTCCTTACGCTGGTATTACCTTTGCTCACGATGATAAAACCATTGTGAACTCAGCCAGCGTAACTAGAATTGGTGGCACAGTTCAGACTTATACCGATGCCACATCTGTGACCCAATACTTCTTACACTCCATTACAGCCACGGACATGCTTATGCAGACAGATGCCAATGCCTTAGCCCTAGCAACTGCCTATGTCACCAGTCGTAAAGACACTACAATCCGCATCGATACCATCACGCTTGACTTAGTAACCCTTGCTTATGGGGCTGGGATAGTTGCAGCTTTGGATCTTGATTACTTTGACACAATGGAAATCACCAATGTGAATGTGTCTGGCACTACCATTGTGAAGAAGCTCCAGTGTCAGGGCATAGCCCACAGCATCACCCCTAACACATGGAAAACCACATTGACCACACAGGAGCCTTTACTCGATGTTATGTACTAGAATTGACCCTATGAAAGAGGTGTGCTAATGGCAACAGGCTGGCCAATGAAAACGACTTATGCGAATGGAGATGTCTATTCCGCATCGGATGTAAATGATACTAATGGCACGATTAATTTGCTTCAGACAAGCACGCTATCTCGTGCAGGTGGCAAGAATGTCATTATCAATGGTGGCATGGATATTTGGCAACGCGGCACATCTTCAACAGCAGTTGGTTATGGAAGTGCAGACCGCTGGTATCAAAACAACGCAGGCGGTACGGGAACATTTGCGCAAGAAACTACAACAGTTCCAACTGGTGCGCGTTATGCAATGAAGTTTACAGCGAGTTCGAGTGCTGCACCTCAAATCCATCAATACATTGAAACAATGCAAGTAATCCCATTACAAGGTCAGACAGTTACATTGTCTGCATCAATGGGCGCAAGCACATCAACAGCAATGGGATTAGATTTAGCGTATACCACATCCGTTGATTCAGGAGCAGGTGCAAGTTGGACAACGATTACTCCAACTTCAACCACATCAGGAACATCTGTAACAACATATCAACGCCTTAATAGCGTTTATTCAATTCCATCAACTGCAACATCTTTGCGAGTGAGATTATATTCAGTCAATAACATTGCTAATACTGTTGTGGTTTATTTCGGAAATGTACAACTAGAACTTGGTTCTTACGCCACAACCTTTAGCCGTGCAGGTGGAACAATTCAAGGAGAATTAGCCGCTTGCCAAAGGTATTACGAAAAGTCTTACAGACAAGCGGTAGTTCCAGGTACTTCTGGCTCAGACACAAATGATTCTGTTGTTCCTATTTCAAGTGTTGCCAACAATGAAAGTTATCAGACATATAGATTTGCCGTAACCAAAAGAACAGATGCAACAATTACAACTTATTCTTACAATGGAGTGACAAACAGGTCATCTAATTCAAGCGGTACTGATTACGGTGCGAACAGCGCTGATCCGTGGCGTGCATCTCAATCTATGTTTATTGTTAGAAATAGTTCAGGCAGTTCAATGACGATAGATGCAGCAAGGTTCATATACTTAAACTGGGTAGCAAGCGCGGAGTTGTAAAATGGAATACACATATATTGTAAGAGAAGAAAACGAAACAATCATGAGAGTTGATGCTGAAGGAAATGTGTCAAACATTCCGAAAGACTTAGGCAATTCTGATTACCAAGAATATCTAAAGAGCCTCGATGAAGCCTCTACTTTGTAAAGCTGGTCAGCAACTTCGTGAGCAGATTGATGATGCTTTTCCAGATAGAGATCGTAAGTCAGATGGTTGGATAGGCGATGCTCGTCACGCTGCAACCAAGTCAGATCATAACCCTGATTATTCCGATAAGAATAGTAAATGGGCAATGGTCAGGGCTTTTGATTGCGACAAAGATCTCGGGGGGCCAGCCAATAATGCCCACTATCTTGCCGATCAGATTCGACTATGTGCCAAAAAGGATAAACGAATCTCCTACATCATTTTTGCAGGAAAGATTGCATCCAGAAAATCATTTTTCCGTTGGAAAAAATATAGGGGAATCAATTCTCATCACGCTCATATCCATATTAGTTTTACTAAAGAAGGCGACCAGAACGGTAGCTGGTTTGATATCCCGATGCTAGGAGTAAATAAATGAACATGAAAAACCCTCTAGTCCTTACTGCTGGTGCATTTCTCTCAGCTTGGGCTGCAAGTAACTTCGATGTCGATTACCGTGCAATTCTATGGGCGGTGTTAGCAGGCGTATTCGGTTATGCCACTCCGAAAAAGTAATGTCAGCCCAAGACTGGGCGGCTGTTGTAGCTGTTGCTCTGACCGTTATTGGTTCATTTATTGGTGCTGTGAAATGGTTAGTAAAGCACTACCTAAACGAACTAAAACCAAATTCAGGAAGTTCGATGCGTGACCAAATCACTGCGCTTGAAGCGCGTGTCGAAACGATTATCCGCATCCTAGAGAGGTAACAATTATCTCATGGCAAGAAAAGCAACTAAGGCATTAGAAGATCAAGGCTACTCACCGCTTGATGCTTTCTGCATCGGGCTGCATGAATACTACAAATCATTAAAGAAGGCAGGCTTTCCTGAGTCTGTTGCTTTATTCATGATTACAGAACCGCAAGCCTATCCTGCTTGGATTTTGCCTACACCAATCGATCCCGAAAAATTCGGTGACTACGAGGATGACGATGAGGATGAATGACAAAAACAAAATCTCGTATTTTAGTTATCAGCGATCTTCAAATTCCGTACCATCACGAAGCAGCAGTCAAGAATCTAATTAAGTTAGTTAATCGAGAAAAGTTTGATTTAGTATTAAATACGGGCGATGAGCTAGATATGCAGGCTCAATCGAAATGGGCGAAGCATACGAAACTAGAATGGGAAGGGCAGCTTGATGCTGATAGAACGCTTGCGCAGAACATACTCTGGGATTTACGCACAACAGACATTACGCGTTCTAACCATACTGATCGGTTGTACCACACATTACTCAGAGGAGCGCCAAGCCTCATAGGATTGCCAGAGCTTGAGTATCCAGCCTTTATGGATTTTAAGTCTCT